GTAGATGGTTCAGTTCCAATATAGTGTTTGGTATTAGATGATGAAAGAAATCCAAGTAACCTTCCACCCCAACCACAACTCATGTCCCATATCACTCCATCACCACCAAACTTCTCGTAGATTAGTTTGGCTGCCGTTGGACGAAAGTTTGATACTGCTTGAACACCTGAATATAACTTCAAAGATTGTCGTAGTCTATTTTCGTGGAACTTGTTTCTCTCCCCTTCTGGATCCTCACCCTTGTAATGTTTCTGTTCCCAATTCCAACACTTTGTAATAACTGACTTGAATATCTTGTCGTCATTGAATGCTTCCATCGGTGATGTTCTTGAATGTCCACATTGAACTGACCAAAAGTGTGGAAAGTATGACCAAGCCAATCTCAAACAATGCATAGTCTGGACTATCTGATTGTCAATGAATATTGTATCAACATCAAACTTTTTGAGTTTCCTCATATGTTCGTGTTTTTCATCTTCACGAATTTTGTAGTGGGGAAATCCATGACGCCTGTAATAATCGAATATGACATCTACACCATATTCTCTATCTACTACATCTATTGAATTTGTAACCCTTTCAAACTCTAAGTCTCTTTCATCTACATCAATGAACTTACCGAGAGTTTCATAGTTTACTCTTGTCATTAGGGTAGATTTAGTTTTCTGATTTCCTTAGGATCTACTCCATACTTCTGAAGTATCGTTTTTAGATTTGCCTTATTTTGTTCAGTCGCATAGAATACTTCTGTATATTCTTGTGCTTCTTTAAGACTTGATTCATAATATTTTGCTACTATCTCTAATAACCATTGTGGGTGTTTCATATTCTTCTTTCCTTTAACATATTTTAACCATTCCTTCTTCTTTGGAAGAACATTGGTGTATAACTTGTATAACTCTTTTGGTTTCAAATTATATCTCTGAAACTCATTCGTTATATCTACATATTCCATCTTCATAGATATGAATCTATGTATCATATAATTAGACCATTGCTTCTTCTCTGTTTCGTTTAGAGAATCCCAATAACCTTTTGTTTGTTTCTGTGTAATGTGTGTGATATGGTCGAATAGACCTTTGTTTTTCATAACTATAATTATTAAACTACTTTCTCAAAATTAAATATTATCGTGCACTAATACTTTCCCAACAAAATAATGATCACTTGGTTCAACATCAATTACCCATCCAATTCTATCACCCCAATAATTCGCAGTATCTTCAGTTCTTGCCACAGATGAACTTACTTCTATGGCATCCAATGAAGAACTCAGTATATAAGTACCAGTATTTACATCTTGAATTTGAGTAAACGACCAACCAGAAGATTCATTTGGACTATTATATACACGAGAGCCAGACATAAATTTATAGGTGTTGTTTATTAAATAATCACCACCCCATTGTATAGCTTCTATGTCTTTTATTGTTGTAGTTCCTTTTTCTGAACTACCAGTATTATAACTTACCAATACATCCCCAATAGTTAAATCTTCGACATCTATCCATTCATTACTTGAAGATAATATTTTTTGTCCTACAAGAGTAGCAAATTTATTTTGAAACATTTTTCTGTTACCATACGAATATTCTATCCTTTCATTATCATTTGATGATGATACTAAATATTGATGATTTAACCATTGGTCACCTCCAGTATATTCTGGAACTTGACTAACCATAATATTTTTGGTTGGTGTCATCATAACTATACCACGAACTTCCATTGTAGCACCTAAATGATTGACATCAGGTTTATTATACCTTTCTACATAACTATATGATGATGATAAAGATGCAGAAGTTGAGGTGGTAACATCAAACAACCTAACTCCTTCAAGTCCTTTAGAATCATCAATTTTTGTTATAATATCTGGAATACCATTTGAGTTTCCAACAAAATCGGTAGTCCAGGAACCTGAAAGTTGTGGTATATAACTTGAGTATCCGCTTGACCGAACAAGTTCATTAAAATCGTTTCTATAATTAACAAGTACATCTATTTCATTATCAATTTCATATGCATATCTAAGAATAAATGTTGTGTCGGGAAGATCAAAATCGGGAATAGCTTGACCATACGCCACCTCATATTTAGAAGAAGATGTTATCCCATAACTATTCAAAATTGTATTAAATTTGGTCAAGACATTTGGATGTGGTTGTTGTTGCCAATCAGTTGCATTTCTTGTTATATGAACTATTGAAGTATGACCACTTTCACTAATATATGTTGCCATAGCGTCCATATCAAACTTTTTAGATGTTGGACTTAAACCTATTGATTGTGAAAAATTAGCATTCCAATTATTATTTGCATGTTGAGATTCTATTGCAATATTTGTATTTGCCTCAAGTAATTTTAAAGACCCAGAACTTGGCATATAATCAAATGACACTAAAACTCCATGATGATTATCTTTACCGGCCCAATATTTAGCATTACTGCCCGTCAAAAACATATTAGCTAAGTTTAATGATTGAGATACTATTTTATCTTCATATATACTTTGTCTATATAATACAGACATTTACTTCTCCTTATCAATAAATATTAAGAATCAAGTTTTATCCCAACTCAAATCATCCCATTTCAATTTCGGTCTTTCATTATCTCCAACAATAATATCATCTATTGATCCAATTTGACTTAAATCTGTAACATTCAAATATAATTTATTATTTTTTATAATAAAGGAATCTTCCCATTTAACAGAAAGTGGTGAGAAAATTTTCTCTCCCCCTAAATACTCCCACCCAAACATAGTTGGATCATCAATTTTTCTATACGGGTGTGAAATTCTATTAGATATGAAAACCCCATACAAATGATATGATGGAATATTATATTTAAGAGATGTATTAATTACTGAAGAATCAATACTATAAGTAGCACTTATACTATCTAAATTATCTTTTATCATCTTATCTGCCTGTGGAAATCCAGGTGATGTTTTGAGATTATATTTTTTTGCAAAATCCAAATGAAAATCTAATTCTTGTTTCCACTCTTCTCGTTCAATGCATGGGTGTAATTTATAAAAAATATTTTTGTCTGAATATTTCTCTTTGAGTTTCAATAAAATACTTTCATATACTTCATTAAACTCAGTAGAAAAAGATGCATACTGACTAAAAAATATAACCACCATCAATACCTAATTTCAAATCCATCATTGTTACCATATAAATACCATTGTTCTTCTGTCAATCTTCTATGGCCCCTCTCAAATAATTTATCCATTTCATCACCAGTCAACGAATCATTTTTTATAGACAATCCCAACTTTTTAGACACACGAGTAACAACTTCTAAATCTAATTCATCTTTATCAATAGTAGGATCTACTTCCCACAACCCACCAACCATATCCTTTATATCATCAACTTCAAATTTCTTTACCTTTACTTTACTATCAAATGTTCTAACTCTATTTGCCACTTCAAAATCAAAATCATATGTTATACTAATATCACAGTACCCCCAATTGTTAGCCGATGGTCTATATAAATTTCCAAGGTATTTTTTTAAATTACCACCAGATTTAAAAAATATATCATTACCTTTTCTTTTAGTTTCACCAATATTTGTTTCTGCTAAAATTTCTTTTACAGTATCCATAAATAAATCTGTTATTAAAATTCGTTTATTTTTATCTTCCTCTATACGACCACCATCAGGAAAAAAATAAATAAAATTAGTTACATTGGGACTTTCAACATAATAACATAAATCTGCATCATAATTGATTTCAACTTTCTGATAATATCTTAACTTATCTATATCTGATAATTCTGGAGAATAAAAATAATTAGTCAAATCTGTATAAAGATTTTTCCACTCTTTTAATTCTTTATCCCAATACGGGCCTTGGAAAAAAGAAACTAATGTTTTATTTGTACTAAATTTTATAAGAATTGGATCTTTTAAATCAATTACATTGTCGTATTCCCAAAGAGCAGCATACATTTCTTTAGAAACAGTTCCCAAATCTATATATCTAAATTCATTTTTCATCTTTACTGCGATAAAATAAACTCGAAATCCAAGACACTAACCCAAGTATTACAAATACGAGAGCATATGGTCTTGTGGTATCATCATAAAATAATTCTCCGACCATCCAAGTTGCATTAGCTGATAACCAAAGCATAACTGATAAATTTTGGAAAAACTGAAATCTATCGGAAAATGATTTCCACGATATGAATACTGCAAGTCCTACTGTCGGAACAAGTATGATTGGTCCCAATAATGGCCACAATTGTAACCAACACATATCTTTCAATAACCACAATAACGAGTGGAAATGTTCCAAACCTAATTTATTTTTATTATTTGATGTAAATGGCATATTATTTAGTATAGTTATTGGTATATGCCGTATCATCAACATAATGACGAACAGTTTTCCATTCCATATCATTAAATATTTTTTTTCTAAAATTCACTTTGAACTCCCCATCAATTCTTAAACTTGCAGAAAGACCATTGCCCGACTTTGTTCCATGAACATAAGAATTATCAAACCAACAAGAATTTCCTTTTAAATCAAATTCCTCAACAAATATTTTTTTATCTCCACATAAAGTCAACCATATCATTTCTTGTCTCCAATTCTCATTATGGTCTGAGTGTGCCGATACTTCTACGCCATTCCTACTAAAAACAATCTGTATTCGTGATACATTTTTAAATGGTAATGTTAATACCAATTTTCTCAACTTAGGAAAATAATCATATACAGTAGAATCTTCCCACTTCTCATGTTTATCAACTAAACCATAATCTTTCCAATCTTCTGGATTTACAAGATTTCGGGGATGTATACAACAAAGGTCATCTAAATCTAAATCCTCAAATGCCCCATCTCTGATATATTTTTTAGGTATTTTATCAACTACTTCTATAAACTCTTTACTGACATCTTCTAAATCAGATAAATCTAAATGTTCATCGAGTTCTATCAAAAATTTACTACTTGACACTATAATTCTCTTTCCAATCATCATTATAATCACCATAGTTTTCAGTTAGCTCTTCACCTTCTTCTATATCTCTATTTGCTATAAACTTAAAAACTCGTGGGCTATCTGTAGTAAGACCATCTACATTTGGATTATCTGAATGATTTTGGAAAAACCAATTAGTTTGCCAATTCAACCCTTTAGTGGTATACACCCACAATGGTCCATAAGCATGTTTCCAACCAAAATCAATTGAGTTGGTTATAATACCCATTTGTGGTTGAATATCATATATACATCCTACTACCCCATCAGGTAATGTTGATACCTTACTCCAAGGTATCCAAGTTGAAACAGTTTTGCTGGCCAGCTCATAAACACTTGTTCCTTTTGGTATATCTCTTATAGCAAAACTACCAACTCCATCACACACTTTAGATGGTTTAGGTCTTGTCCATATATGATTTCTATACCAATCTAATAAATATCTCTCATCATTCATATATTGAAACTTTTATTGAATTTGAATTTTCTGGATTAAAATGATATCCATCTATAAAATCTATTTGAGGACAAAGAGAAACAGAAACTATTAAATCAATATAACTTTTAAAAGTTATATAATCTCCCTTTTTAGAATCAGATATTGCTGCCTGTAATCTATACCTATCTAATAATGTCCTTACCTTTGTAAATAAATTTATTGTATTATCATTCAAGTTTTCAACTCCCAATCCAAATTTTTCAATACTATTAAGAAAGTTTGTTTTACAACTTCCCATTCCATTATTTTCTTCATCATCACAATACCCCGCTAAAAAATGATGAACCCACCCATCTTTAGCTGACTCATATTCAGTTTCATCTACACATTCTGCAATAACCCTTCGTATTTTATAATCAGACCAAAGTAGTGATCCTTTACGAAGAAATCTACCATTTAGAAATAAAGTATGACTCATACTAAAAAATTCATTTTTTGGATTATCTTTACTCCAAATGGCAACATCTAATATTTGCTGTCCTTCTAATAATTCAAATTTGAAATTATGATTTTCTGGAACTACAAATGCAAAACCATCTCTCTCAACTATATACTCATTGGTCATATACCACTTCTTTTTCTTTATAAGTTAAATATAATCCACCAGTAATCATGGCCAATCCAAATAACTGCCATAAAGATGGTGTCATAGAAAGAAATAAATATCCAAGGCCAACTCCAAATATTGGTGTTCCCAATTCACCAACACCAGTATTACTAGCACCTATATTTTTAACTGCTGTCCAATAACAAAAATATGCTATAAAACTTGCCACTACTGAAATATAAGTGACTGCCAATAAACCACTCAAAGTTAATTCTGCAAAAATAACACTTGGTGATTGTAATAGTGCACAATAAACAAACACACTCAAAAAGTCATAAAATACAATAGTAAGTGGTTTGTATTTTCTCATAAGAGTTTGACCTACTAATAGATATGCTACCCAAGTGAAACATGCTGCTACATCTAAAGCTACACCTTTAGTATTTAATGCCTCCGTTGAGAACTCTGGAATTAATTCTACCGCAAACATACAACCAAGAGTTCCAAGACCTAATGCCACCTTTCTATTAGTACTAAATTTCTCACCATAATAAAATATAGCTATTAAACTCAACACAAATGGATACATATAAAATATTGCATATATTACTGGTAAATTAGGATCAAGTAATTCCCAAGCAAACCAATATACCACTAAATGAACTGCCAGTATAAACCCATTTAACCAAAACCTTTTAATATCTTGTTTCTCTACGAGAAATAGATTTTCGCCTGTGGTCTGTTTCTTCCATAATATTACTCCACCAAACAATATGGCAGCAATCAAAAATCTAACAGTTAATATTGTTATAGGTCCTGCACCTTCTGCAAATATGTAACTACCTGTAACTTCAAGACTTGACCACGCTAATACCGCGGTTGCAATTGCCAAACAACCCTTTAAAAACTTATTCATTTTCTTTTCCTATATTTAAGTTAAAACCATAATACAATTTAACCCTCACATCACCTTCACCACTTAATTCAGCAGATAGGAAACGATTGGGTTCTCCATATTGCCACACAAGACCATATAATGCCTGTGTTTCATCTTCAGTTCTTTCAAAACCTGCTAGAGCTGATAGACCATATTTACCACTCTTGATAATAGCTCTACCCCACTGATAATCCTCTCTAAACTCTGTAACATAATCGACATATTTACTATATCCACTTACATCAAGAACTTGTCTATCTTGATTATCAACCGATACACCGATGAAATGAACATCACCTACTTCATAACTTAGTCTTGCAGTAGTTAATACATCATATCCGTTTTCGATGTCATTACCATAATAGGTTTCTAAAAACCATTTACCAACTCCACCATAGATACTAACACCATCTCCAAAATACAAGAGTCCAACATCATTAGGTGTTGGTGTTGCGTAGGTAAATCTATCACCTCTTGTTAAATCTAAGTATGGTACATTAGAACCAAATGGAATTGCCTGTCGTCCTAATCCAATAGTAAATTTATCACTATATGGTTTATAGAACAATTCTTCAACATATACCTTATCTCTTGTCCAAGGAGCATCTACAAATATTGATGCCATCCATTTTGAATCATCACTTTTAATAAACGTCCAAACATATGGTTTATCAAACGAGATAGTATCACCTACCGTAGTATATCCAATTATACTATTCTTGATTGTTGCTGTCTGTGCTGATAAAATTGAAACCATTCCTATCAACAATAACCTTAGTATTTTATTCATTTGTAATCTCCTTACATTCTATTATTCTTTCATTACACACATGACATTCACCACAGGGTTCTCTGTCATTTGGATACCAACAAGTCCAAGTATAATATAACAAGTCATCAAATCCTTTTTGTTTTGCAACTTCCAACATCTCTTTCTTATTGGTATGTCTTAGTGGTTGAACTAATCCACTAAATATTTTTAAATCTTTATACTTAGATGGTAATTTATCTACTTTCATTCTACCATCTTCTATTGAATCATCAAATACTTCATAAAACTCACCTTCAATATGGTCATTTGCCCAAAATATTTCTAAACCAAATTGTTTTTGAAATCTCGATACTAAATCTGTATAGACTGGCAGCCAACCTTTTTCTGATATAGTATTTGGAATCCATTCATTGTATTTTTCTACAACCTTACTTATTTCTTCATCTTCTTCTATCGGTTTATCAATAACCATTGTTTCCAACAATAAATATTTAGACTTTTCAATTTTTTCATAAATTCTTTGCCTTAACCAATCCATTCTTTCCAATTCTATTTCCGTAGATTTTCTTGGATAAGTATCACCACCTCTTTGTTTTACAAGTGGATTTGAATGATAACCGCCATGATTTATTCTGTCATCTATATAAATAGGTTGAACTAATCTATTTTCCAATAAAAATTTGCAAACTAAAAAAGTAGAATCATAACCACCTGTCCAAAATATATATTGAATATCCATCCAATTATCTTCTTTATATCCAATCTTTTTTAATCCTTTTTCTGCACGAATATTATCAGTAACACATAGAAGTTTTTCATAACCTAAAGTATGCAACCTATCATTCCTTACTAATGATATTTTTCTAAATAAATCTGTTCCTCGTAATTTTGGTTTTAACCAAGTATTATAAATAAATAAATTCTCATTAGATTTAACTGATATCCAACTACAACTTATTGGGTTCTCATCCTTCAAAACTAACCATAAAATTTCACCCTTATCAAATCTCTCAATTACATCATCAAATGACCATATATCATTCCAAGGATCGTCTCCCCCAGAAAATTCTTCGTGTATATCATAAAGTAATTCTTTAATAATCTTTTCATAACTACCAACTTCACTTAACAATAAACATTCTAAATCCGTATTAATATCAGATGGTCTTAACTTGCACGATAAAGGTTTTTTAATCATTTATCAAAACTCTCATGTAATATTAAATTTTCTAACTCACTACAAAAAACTATAACTCTTGTTTTTACTTCAGAATATACACCTTTATAATATTCTTCCCAATCACTTTTTTTTATAAATTCTTCAAATAAAAATTTATTGGATGCAAATCCATCAATTTTATTATACGGATCAAATGAATATCTTAAAATAAAAATGTTATCTGGTACATCAAATTCTGGAATTGGCGCTGGATATCTACCTATCATATATTCATCATAGTCTATCTCATTAGATTTTAATATTTCTTTAAATTTATCTGTCCATTCTAGAGATGGATTATCTTTAAACACAATATTTCTCAATCCCAATACAAAAGTAAAATTATTCTTCTTTAAAAAATCTACGAAAATATCAAATCCAAAATTTTCAACTTCTAAATAACTTAAATCAATATTAGTATTTATTTCACTTAAACAATCTTCTCTCCAATCAAATGCAACAAGAGTTCCACAATTTTTATTACTCTCTGTTAAAAAATCATTTGATGTCCAATAATTTGATATCTCTAATGATATTTCTTCTAGCATTATTCCATTAAGTCTGGTCGTGAAAGTGCATCTTCTTTTGGTTCTTCTTCTGTGTCAAGTCCAGTACCTTCTAAAAACATCTTTGGAACTTTACCACAACTTCCACAACTGTAAACCTGAACTGGTACAAGTGCTTCTTGTCCTGTTGGTGATAAAATTGGTGAAATTCGCTTAATTACATTTGCTGTAATAAAAAGATAATTCCCACAACCTTCACATTTTATTGTGTCTGCCTTTCTTAAATCCACTTGAACTTCTGCCTGTGGTGTTTTTTGTTTAGCCATTTTCTATCTCCTTTAATGTAACTGTTGCAACACCGTGTTGTTGAACTACGACTGTTGTACATTTTTGTGCAAATTCTATTGCACTCTCTATATCTTGTGTATCTAAATAACCACGAACTAATCCTGCTATAAATGTATCTCCTGCTCCACTAACATCCTTTACAGGAACTTCTTTTACTGGAAATTCTTTTCCCTTATATCTACATCCTTTACTACCCAATGTAACAATAAGTTTTTCTTTAAATCCTTTATCTGAAAGTAATTCATGATTTTTCTTATACTCTAATTCATTAATTTTTATGAAATCTGCAAATTCAACCCACTTACCAAGTTTCTTTTTAGTATCTACAAATACATTTTCATTATTTTCACATATAAATTGAATATCATCTTCTTCCAAAAATCCTTTACAATAATCTGATATGATAATTGCATCATAATGATCTTCTCTTTGTCTATCAAATCCAAATGGTGGTCGTTTAAATCTATTCTTTGTAAGACCTTCTAATAAACTTTTATCTATCCTATCACAATAATCATGTTCATCTACTCGTAATACCATTTGACTTGAACGATTTTCTACATATCTTATCTTTGTAATACTATTTTTATTTGTTACAGTATGGATGTGTATATCTAATGCCTCAACATTATTTGCCACGTTTTTTGCCATACCATCATTTTCTTCTGTATGTGTTGGTTTAAAAACTGGTATTGGGGCTTCTGGACTTATTCTTTCTATATCACCATATATAAAAACATCCTTACAACTATCCCCTATAACTAATACATTCATTAAATACTCCTAAATTTAATTTTTCTGAATAATAATAATATTCACCATTAATTTCTTTTAAATTATATTTTTTAATGTTTTTTAAAAACTTTTCATTAAAAACTTCAATTTGTTTTTCTGATGGTAATAAATCTTCACCCTTATAAACTCCTTGTGAAACTAAATCTCTAAAATCAATAAAACAACAACCAAGTTTAATTGCCAATTCAAAAATTTCATCTATTTCTTCTATATTCTCTTTAGTTACAATAACTACATATTTAATGGGTGATAATAAATTTAATTCTTTTCTCTTTTCATTTAAATAAGTAAGATTATCAATAAGTAAATTCCAATCCTTAGATTTTAATTTTCTTATCTTACAATAAGTTTCCTCAGTTCCTGCAGATATATTAATTTCAAACCTATCAACTCCCCATTTAATAAAATTATCTATATCTTTAAGGTTAACCCTTGAAAAATTAGTGAATATTTTAAGGTTAAACCCTAAATTTTTAGTATATTCAATCATTTTCATAATATCTTTTATGATAAATGGTTCGCCACCACCACTTATTGATATCAATTCACATCCACCAAGTTCTTTCAAATCATCTACAATAGAAATATAAGTTTCTAAATCAAATGTTTGTTTTGCCCAGTTTTTCCACCCTTCCCATTGACCGTTATTGTCCAACATATCATAAGACCAATTCCAACAAAAATTACATCGATGATTACATGGATTTCCTACTTCAAACTGGAATTCACTTGGTCCTGTTTTTGGTATATCATCTACAATTTCTCCACTCTCATATAACATTTTTATTTGTGCATAATGGGGACATTCAAAGCAAGTACCACCCCATTCTTCATTTTGTTTCTTTAAATCATATTTTAAATTATGTCGTAAATCTTTATACTTTTTAGAATTCCAAAATTCTTTAAAACCACCGTCTACGTTATAATTACCTATTGATGGAGTTCCACAACAAACAAAATAATCCTTATTTACATTTATTTTCCCAAATCTATAACCAATATAACATGAAGGTAAAAGTGGTTTCATTAGATTATCTCATCAATTAATCCCAAAGTTTTACAGGTCTCTGCATCCCACAATAAATCATGTTTCAATATTTCATCTAACTTTCCCATTGGAACTTTAGTATATTCTTTATATACTCTTTTAATCGTTTTCATCATCAAATCAAGGTTCTGTTTCTCATCTTCAAACTCAGAATACTTTCCCCAAAAATTTGTAGATAATTGATGAATTAACATATAAGAATTTCTACTCATAAATCTATAACTACCAACTACTGACATAAAGGTTGCTGCACTGGCACAAAATCCATCTACATAAGTATGTACTGGAACTTTTGTTCTTAATATTGTATCCATAGATGAAATACCAGCAGTGATTGAACCACCTCCTGAATTTATCAATACCTTGAGTGTAGGTGGGTCTATATCTAAGGTATTTGCTAATGTCAAACTCTTGGATTCTATCTCACCTATCTTTTTATTTAATTCTGCTGCACTTTCTCTGTTTACATTAGCATAATAGTAAATCTTGTTCTCATGAACTGCTATGTGTTTTTCTGGTTTATTATTGATTGGTTGTGCACCTTTTTTAGCAGGTGGTTTCTTTTCACCCCAATATTTTTCGTTCATTATTTTATGACTCCTAATAATTCTATTATCATAGCCATAGCATTGATTTCCTTATCAACTACCTGACTATCACTTAATTCATACTTTGCTATAACCAAGATACATTCGGCAATATGTCCCTTACCATAACTATCTACTTCATCATATAGTAGTCTAAATAAGTCTGCATAATCCTTAACTTGACTATCTGCCATTAACTGACGAATATTTTTAAATGCACTTGCTTTATCTTGTTTCTTTAATATCTCTAATAACTTTAATTTATAATCATTCTCTACTATACTCTGTTTATCTATTGTCAATTTACCATCAATAGATTGTCGTTGTGCAGAATTGATAACTCGTCTTATATCGGGATATCCACTATTCACTAAAAGTGCAATATCACTAACTTCACTTTCTACATTCTCACTTGTCAATATATTACTAATGTGAATTGCAACTTGTTTTCTATCTGGTGGAATAACTTGAAATGTTTGACACCGAGATTGTATCGGGTCAATTATTCTCTCTACGAAATTACAAGTCAAAATAAACCTACAATGTTTACTGAATGTTTCCATCAAGTTTCTTAGTGCGGCCTGGGCATTGGGTGTAATGTAATCACACTCGTCCAAGATTATAACCTTGTAATCCTTGAAACCCATCGTAGATGCAAAACTCTTAACCTTTGTTCTCACGGTATCTACATTGTTCTCGTCTGACGCGTTAATATAAAGATAATCACATTCTATATTATTAACGAGTAGTTTTGCGAGAGTGGTCTTACCTGTACCAGCCTTACCAAACAACAATAGATGTGGTAAGTCTCCACTTTCCAAATAAACCTTAACTTTACTTTTTAACTGGTCATTACCAATATAAGTGTCAAGATTATTAGGCCTATATTTTTCTACCCACAGGGTATGTTCATTTTGCATTTGTTAATTCCTTTAAGTACGCATTAAATTCTTCTTCGAAATCTTTTGCTGACATTTTATTTTCTGAAAAACCCCCTTTTAGATGAGTTAAAAATGGCTCATCCTTATAGTAATATGTATGTAACGTATCTTCCGTTTCCCAATTAGGATTGTCATAATAAGGTCCCAAATGAAGATATTTCAAATTATTGTAAAGACACCAAATAGTTGCACCATGATTGGTATCACCGTAGTACCAGTCTATATTATAATTATCAAAGAACTTTCTCTTACACAAGAAAAAATACGCATCTGCGAATCCAATCTTTTTGGTTTTTACATATCCACCATTTTCTGGTTTTATTGATACTGGCTGTGCAGTATATTCTTTAATATATTTATCTAAAAAATCTTTATTCAATAAATAAGTTGAAATCCATATCTTCTTATTATCAACTGAAATATATTCAAGTTCTTCTTCTTCCAGTTGTTTAATCATTTCATCAATACAATCTTGATGATAAAAGGTATCATTGTGTTGTAATACAATGTAATCACCTTTTGCCTCTTGTGTTCCCAAATGGAATGCCATAGATACCCACATAGTTAAACAACCAAGATTATCTAAACTTGCCTGTATATCTCTATGATTCATATATTCAGGAATCTTTTCAAGTTCCTCTACTGGTAATGCTTGCCATCCTTTGATTACTCTAACATTCGGTAAATCTACTTCGAGCCAAGTATGACTGTTATCTACTAATAAAATTTCTTTTTCACATTTAAGTGAATTTATATTTTTAATTGTTTTAATAGTAGAATATACTATATTTGCAGAATCATTTTCTTCCCACAAATCTTCTTTTTCGTTTAAGTTTAAAAACTTATCTTTTTCTATTGTAGAAAAGGGTATAATAAAACTAATCATTTTTTTCTCCTAATATCCTGAATATTCTTGAAACTTTTCTTTAAAATCTTCCATATTTCTTTCTTTATTATTTTCATAATATTTTATAATTCTTCGTAAATCTACCATTCTTGCATAATTTGCATCTAAATTTACCCACCTATTTATCATATCTGAATCGTTATCATACCAATTAGTAAAACTTGGTCTATAACAACAATTTAATTTTCCATATCTTCTAAATTTAATAGGATATTCTGGTTTATTTTTTGTTATAGTAATCCATAATCCTGTTTTTTCAACCGACCTTAATCTTTCCTCATCTCTTGGATAATCTGCTATCCATTGTGGTATTCTCATATAACAAGTATCAAGAAAAAATCCATGAGTATCATATGCAGAATCAAACATATCTACCATTAATTTTTCAAGTTCTTTTAAGGTAGCATGTTGACCATCTCGTTTTGTTATTAATAAATCTATATCCTTAGTTTTTTCTGGCCAAGATATAAAACCACCAAATATATAATAATTAAACTTATCAAAATATTCATGTTCTTTTATATCCATCAACCAATTAACAAATATATCAATATTAGGAACTACTGGATAAACATCCTCGTCTCTTAACCAACTTTTTTTACCAAATCTTTGATAATATTCATCAAGGTCTGACCTTTTTAAACCTCGTGAATTTTCTTTTAATATATTCTCAACATCTTCATCAATAGTAAATCCAAGTTTTTTAAATTTATCTACTCTTTTTAATACTGATGGTGAATTTTGTCTCCACAGTCCACGATCACCATACGGAACAAGTTTTCTATTTTTTAAATCGTTAAAATAATTATCTCCAAAATTAAATGTTTCAGTTTTAAAATCAAAACACCCGGCTGATATAGAAAAATCATAATGAGTTTTAGTTACATATTCATAATCTCCCAATAATCTCTCATTATATATAAGTGATATAATCAAATTTTTACCCTGATAATTTACGAATAGTGGGCTATCATAAACCAAAGAAAAATTTTCATTGAAATAATCATTTACATTTGTAAACCTTTCGAAATCAAGAAAGTATAAATCTAAATCTGTATCTAATGGTAAATCCATAAATAATCTTAAAATTGATCCTCCCAGAAGATACACTTCATTTTCTTTTAAAATTTCTATATCAATACCATTGGATTCTATTATTTTTAATAATCTATGTTTATAATCATTAAGGCTATATTTCTCATCTAAATAAATCTCATACGCCGTTCCAACTAATTTTTCTCTAACTTCGTCATAATTTAATATACACTCATTCAATGGTAAAATTCTCGACTTCTGCAAAAAGAAGTCATGACTTTCAATACCATCAACTATATCTAACCATTTTTTTCTTATCGTAGAAGTATGATTAGTAATATCAAATTCTTCTAAAGAAAATAAATCGGTTTCCTTCAGAAAAGAATTCACATCTTTCTTATCATCAATTATTCTTTGATAATCTAAACCAAGATAATTAAAAATATCTTGTATTGTCTTATTATTATCTTTCGTAAAATTTAAATCAAAATCAGAAACTATATCTTCATAATAAACCTCTAAAGCATTAGGAAATTTATCAGTATACACCTTCTCTTGATTCTTTTGAACCTCAAATCGTTCAATTAAATCTGGTATATCTACTTCAACTTTACCATTGAGCCATGGATTTGTATCCTTTTTGAATAAAAAATCATCCCCCCATTTATCACCTTGTAAAACTTTTTTCCATGAAATATATTGTTTTAATTTATTTCTTCTCTTTAAGTGTATTACTTTATAATCGTGTTTAATTAGAAAATCACTTACCTTACAATCTCTCTTTGTATCGTGAAAATATAAACATTTAAATCCTACCGAATCCATTTTTGAATAATCTTTAAACCAAAAATTATCTACCATTAAATCGGGTCTTTGCCAGGAATATTCATTTAAAACTATATTTCTGATATCTCCAAAAATTTCTCCTCTATTTATACATTCTGGATGCATATTCAAAACAGCACATAATAGATTACTGCCTGTTCGACCAGGAGTTATGATTGCATGTTTCTGTATTCTCATTATAATCTTTTTATTTTCATTATAGTACATGGAACAGTTCGTTTGTAATTTATACCTTGATAAGAATTGTCTTTATATTGTACTTCCTCATCCATATCAACCAATTCTATTTCGTAATTAGAATCTAAAAATGCACTTTTCCAATGGTCATGAACATCCTGCATATAGTCCCAATCAAGAGATGATTCTTCGGGAAGAAAACATTTCCAGCCATTGAGTTTTATTAAATCTCTATTCAAATGACACGTATATAAACCTGATACTAATTCTCCATTTGGTTTCAAATACTTTCTAGCCTGTAATATAAAATCTATATCATAAACATCAAAGGGCCAATCACCACCGTTAATCGTAAAACATTCCGAAAATTCTTCTATCCTCAAATGGAAAGGTGGATTCATTATAATATAATCGAATTTATCACCCCTTGAAGTAATTTCATTCTCTAACTTTAAAAAATCAGGTTCATTATATAAAACATCATTATTAGTTTCCAAAAGTGATTTGAGAAGTTTCCTATTTGTAGGACAAATATCACAAGCAAATATAGATAAATTACCTTTATTTGGATAATTGTTATATAAATATTTTATCAAATTGCCTGGGCCCGCCGTTGGTTCTAAGACACTTATCACCTCGTTTTCATTTGTCATTATGGAAGTGAATCCAATCAATCTTTTAGCGTAATAATCTGCAGAATAGAATTGTTGAAATGTTTTTTGATAAGTTTTGGGACCGAGTCTCATCCTATATCCATTAAAAACTTAACTTTTCTTGAATCTACCCAAGTCCTTTTCCAAGAAAATTTATACATTGGACTCTCTTTTTTTGAAAGTGATATCATAAATTTATTGTCTAAATCATTTAAATCTACATCTGACATTCTTGAAAAATATAATGGATTATTTGGAACTACATTATTCATATTAACACTATATTTCAATACTTTATCCCATTGACTTCTAACATCTATATTTTCATTATAAATCTTTTCGAATAATCCATGAAACCAAAAATTATTTACAACCACTTTAGTATTTTCAATATAATTCATAACACTATTTTTCCACTCTCTCAATATTATATTATCTTTACTTGATTTAACGAACCAACTTGCTATCATTCTATTATCAACTGGATTACTGAACACAAAAAAATCTTCACTATAATCATCAATCCACTCGTCTACTGGTTTATTACACCACAAAGTGGCGTCTGCCCAAATCCCACCATATTTAGATAACAAATAAACTCTTAAAATATTAGTAAATGCTTGTATAGTCATCTCTGTATCTTGAAACTTAGAAATGTCTACCCAATCAGATATAGTATTATCATCTAAAACTACTACATCATAATTATTATTTTTTACCTTCCAGCTATCAATACAAAGTTGTACGGATTTAGGTGCATTTTTTACTCCATCATTCCAATATATCCATATTTTATTATCAGAATTCATAATTAAACTCTAAAATATCTTTTTTATAAAAATCATAAACAAGTTCTACCATTTTATCATTGTAAACATTTCTATAAGGTTTCCTATTTTTTGAAATGTTTTCTTTGGGTAAAATTTTAGTTTCCCCTATAATAGTCGAGATTTTTTTCCAATCTTCATTCAAATTTTCATATTTTCCTATATAATCAATGTAATCCGAATTACCAATCCAATCTAACTGTAATTTAAAATGTACATGATTACAGAAATCACTATTTTCCTTATTAACAAATTTATAAATAAACTCCTCGAAGTTACCATCTACAACATCAATCATTTTTAGTTTTGCCTGTATATCCCAAGGAGATTTACTATTACCACCTTGTTTCAAATATTCAAATGCAGAATATATACGATCCCAAGGATTACGAACAAAACAAAAAATAAAATATTGATGGTGGTCTCTCATCTTTTTTAATTCACTTAGTTTTGTATGTGTCATCCACTTCGTTGATAAAATCTTCCCAATAGAAGTAGAGGCTGTTTTGGGTATCCTAACAAAAATATATTTTTTATTATAATTTATCATAAACTCCACATCTTTATCTCGCGACATGAAAAATCATCTTCTTCAATTATTCTTTTGATAAATTGAAACATTCTCATATTGTTTTCTTCACTCATATGATTCAAATATTCCTTACGGCCTGTAGGAGTATAATTTAATAATTTTGTATCTCCCCAAACACCATGTGATGGCTCAAACCCACAAAAACTATTGTTAAAACATCTAAAATATATAACCTTTTTGTTTTCTTCCTTCAACAAAAATTCTATATCTCGTAATATTCCTCTCTGAACAACATCATGAAAATCATCATTACGAATAAATTTATTATAATATGTTATTGCATCTACAAATCCTTTTGCTTCATATTCATTAAGTGGATTTATAATTGGTTTTCCTGACTTATTATCTATTCTCCTTCTTTTACCATCCTTAGTGTGAATTGAACCTTTTGTCTGTAACCACTCAATAATATCATCTTGTTCATCATCATTCCAACCTCTACCAATACCCACTCTATATCTATTAGACACCCTTGATGGCTCAGTAACACATAAAATAATTATATCACTATTTTTATAATGTGTAATTAAATCTTCATATGCATGATAAAGAGAAATGCCCATTCTACCAGTACACAGAATATCAGCCTTTAATTCTGTTTGTAATAAATATATAAAAGATGGATATGGATTTTTACCATAATCAGCACAAAAACTATCTCCACATATTGCTAATTTTAAGTCCACCCCCTTCAAAGAGTTACCACTTCCTTTAACACACCATTATCATGATATATTTTAGCAGTACCAACTTGGTTTCCAAAGTCTAAATTAAATTCTAATTCTCTTTTCCCATTGTGATACCAAAATGTCCACTTACCATCCATCATACCATATAACATATTACCCTTTGACCTTCTTTGACCATTAGTATGCCATTCTGTCCAATTACCGTGTAGTTTTTTATTTTCATAATTTATATCATGTTTTTTAATTCCATTTGAATACCAACCAATATTTCTCCACTTATCAATAACATCTTCTATCTTAATTGCTTCACTAACTTGTTGGCCATCAGGATCCCAATCAATAACCTTTTTTAACTCCGATAATTCATATACCTCTAATTTCATCTTCATATCACCGCCCGTATAATACCATGTCCAGTTTCCATGACGATAATTATTTTTACAATGGCCCGTCATAAGTAATTCTCCACTAATATCATATCTATCAATTTTTCCGTGTTTTATTCCCATCTTAAAATTTTCTAATGATTGTAAAGTTCCAGATTCCCAATATGATTTTACTGCTCCGTTTTTCATATGATTTTGTATCCAACCACTTTGTCTTAATTTTCCATTCGAGTGATAATATTCATATGGACCCCTCATTTCTTCATTTACAAATGTCTCTTTTGATTTTATAATTCCAGTTTCTCTATATTGAATCAACTCTCCTTCTATAATATCACCCTTATAATTGCCTTCCCATTTTTTATTTTCATTTTCATAGTAAAAAATCCACTTCCCATCTCTCTTACCATTTTTATAAATTCCTTCTCTTTCTCTCTTACCATCAAGAGTATTATATTTAGCCAGTCCATTAAGTTTTCCATTTTCAAAAGTCTCCGAAAAATGAACCTTACCATCAAAATAAGTTATTTTTTCGCCATTTTCTATACCGTCCAAATAAAATCCTTCAACTGTTTTCTTTCCATCCTCGTCCCATTGATAATACTTGCCTGTTTTTTTATCATTTTCATATTGAGTTTGTACTGATACAATTCCGTTTTTATAATAATTCCACTGTATTCCATGTGGTTTATCATCTTTCATTTCTGATTTAATTATTAAATGACCATCTTCATCATACCATTTACAAATATTGCCCTTTTTGTGTGGCTCACCACGATTATATAATTTTTTATTCTTTATATCTTGTTTTAAATCACTCAACAACTGTTGTTCTAAATCAGGATTCTCATCTTTCCATTTCAGATATTCTTTATACCTTGGATCAAATGACAGCACTACCTTTCCATCAATCTCTATGACATTTTCGTTATTTTGAACCTTTTTATACTTCATCTCTGATAATTAAATCTTATACTCTTTTTCTTATTACCATCATCATCCCACACTTTACCATCAATAAGTTCTCCATTTTTACAAGTAACCTCACACTCTTTTTGACCATTGTGATACCAAAATGTCCATTTTCCATGCATTTCATCATTTTTCATTTTTCCTTTTCCACGATATTGACCCTCAATATAATATTCTATATAATTTCCGGATAATATATCTTTATTATAATCAATATTTTTTTTTAACTTTCCATTCTTATACCATTCTATATATTTACCATCCAATTTATCAGAAAAATATATACTCTTTACTTTCTGATTTCCATTATCATGGTAATAATCAAATTTACCATCTTTTTTACCATTATTCCAATTTTCTTCTGATGAACATACACCATTAAAATGAAAACTTTTACTGATCCCTTGTTTTTTTCCATCTATATATTTACTATCCATCCAAAGTTTTTTATTAGGATGCCATCTTTTAAAAATACCATCTAATTTTCCATTTTTATAATTTTTCTCTTTTCCTACTTTTCCATTTTCATTCGTATAAATCCACTTACCTACTTTTTTATCATTTTTATATTGACCATTAAGAATTATTAAACCGCCATCATTAAATTTAAAATATTCGCCATCTAACTTATTATCTACATAATTTAATTCACCAAATTTTTTTCCAGTATCTACGTCATGTTGGATCCACTTACCTATTCTCTTACCATTTTCATAAACACCTTGATATTCTTTATTACCATTATCATAATAATAAATCCATTCACCTTCTTTTCTACCATCTTCATAATAACCTTTATATTCTGGTACTCCAGAATATCTCCATCTCTTACTAATTCCATCTCTCTTACCTTTCGAATATGTTTGCTCGTCCCATTGACTACCATCATCATGCCAAGACTTCCAAATTCCTTCTTTTAAACCATTTTTATATTCCCTATAAAAACTCATCTGTCCATTAGAATGATACAAAATCCATTCACCATCTGGTTTACCATTTATCAAAGTATATTTTTGCCAAAGTTGTCCATCACCATGATTATAAGAATGTTCTCCATCAGTAACATCTAATTCACAATCACAATTTCCATGAGTATACCATTCTATTTTGGTAATTTTTCCATCATCATAGTGTATATACTCACCATATTTTTCTTTAAAATTTGTCATTATACTCCTTCCATATTGGATAAAATCTTAAATTATTCTCGTCCCAGGGTGCAAAATATCTTAAAAAATGAATTATTGATTTACCAGTATAATCATAATCATCATAATAACCCCTTTCTAATTTTTTTACATCCCAATTTAATTCTTCTATTATGGGAATCTTATTGACATACTTATCACCCAAATCATCCCATTTACCATCAAAAACCAAGTTTAAAATTGTTTGATCTCTAAATGTTTCACAGCAACCATAATATACTGCATATTTAAAATAATACTCTTTTAATTTTTCAAAATAACCATCTTCTATTATTTTTTTATTAAATAATAAAAAACAACCTTGAAATGAAATTTTATTTTCAAAGTCTTTTCTTGAAAATTCTGATGGTAAATTACGTTCACTTGTATCATTTATCATATCAAATTGTTGATATAAACTTAAACCATCATTTTTGGCATAAATAATATTAATATTCCTTTCTGATAATTTTAAGTTTATCTTTTCATTAAAAATAACATCCAAATCAACATGAAATATCCAATCCCACTTTTTAAAATAATTATCAAATATCATTAATTTATAGTAATGAATATAAAAATCCCTACCAAATGATTTAGGATAAAAGAATTTTATATTTAAGTTTGAAAATTCATTTTCATTTATTTTTTCTTTATCCTCGTATGGTACAATTATAACAATATCACCACCCCACTTACCAACTTCTCTTGCACCAAGTACCCAACTCTTAACATATTTTAAATAATTATAATTGGTATATGCAACTAAAACCTTTTTCATTTAAAATGACTCTGCTAAATAACCTACCATCAAATCTTCAATAGGAAAATTTTCACTCATTCTTTTTGCAAAACCTTCCTGTCTGCCTATAAATATACTCAAATCTCGTGATACCATATAAAATTTTCCTTCATAAAACTGAATATCATTTTTAATAAAATTTAAATTATAATCTATTTTATTTTTACCATAATGGCCATCAAAATATATTTTCAATACTTCATCTGAATGTGGCCCTATATAATTTATTCCCCAATAATCATCATTATTATCTTCACAAACTTTCGACCAACTTTGATCTCCCCACCTATCACAAGTATAAGAAAATCCATCTCTACCTTTTACAAAAATATTTTCATATGTAAATCGTGGTCTATAAAATTTCCAAGTATCACTAAAAATAGTATCATCACATTTTATTAAATAATCATACTCTTTATTTTCACTACACCATTTCATCATCTCTTGAGTTTTTGTAGGTAAGTCACAATAATCCGTGTGGAAATCTGTACCCCACTCTATAACCTCAATGTTGGGATCATCACAAATCTGTCTATAAAACTCTTGTGTTTTAAAATTGTCCAAATGTTCTTTGTATTCTAAATCAGTATAAATACAAAATAAATATTTCATTTTACCTCAATAAAACTTGTGAATTAATTTTATCTGGTTCAAATACAGATAATAAAAAATTTATAACATCATGTTCAGAAAATGTTTTACAACTAAATACATCTAAATACATATCTCTTGCCTGGTCATTAGTATGAATAACAATAGCACTTGTTTCTATAAGTTGTACCGCCGATAATCCTATCTCAATACCTTCACCAAACCTTTCAACTATGGGATCACCAAATGCCACCATGTCTATTCTATCAACTAATTCTGTCATAAAATTAGCAACTTGTTTTTTATTCAATATGTTTTTATTACACTTATTGGCAGTTAATATCAAATGTTTTCCATAATAAATCACACCATCATGATTTATTCCTCTATATTCTTGAATCATATTATCTCCTTATACCAATTATATAACTCATTATAATTTATTACCGTATTATATCTACCTACCTTTTTCGATATTGCAGATAAGGGTTCATATTCAACACCTAAAAAATTACATAATCTTTTATTTTCTTCTTCTGGCATATTAGCTATCCACCCTTCTTGATTTTTAGGAATTATATCTTCATACCAAAAAATTTCTCTACTACAATTTTTAGTTCTATTTAATATTTCTTCTGTATTATTAACACAATACTTATATGTCTTTTTAAAATCAATCAAATCAATTTCAACTTTATCCATAAACTGAACTTCTTTATAATCGAGAAAATGGTCCTCAATATTATCTCCAAACTCCCATCTCCAATTCATCAAACAATGTGATAATGCCTGTTCAAATTTATTTTTTCTCAATAAAATAACTAATGGTAATTCCATAGGCATATCATCGTAACCATCTTGTTTTCCAAAAACAGTAACACCTTGGTAATCTTTTAAATTATTAATTACTTCCATTAATGATTCTGGTTCAGGTTCTATAAAATACCATTCAGTAAGACAATCTAACTGACTATGTGAACGAATATATCGTCTAAACAAATGAGTTCCAGTCCGTTGGAAACTTAATAATATAAATTTCATCTTCTCTCTTTATAATAATATAAATAATCCCACCAAACATCACAATACCTTCTTCCAGATCCCCGTTTCATAGTCCAAGGTTTAAAGTTACCTGTCCAATGTAAAATATTGGCCTTTGGAATAAGATATTTATATTGGTGTTCTGGTCCCATACCCATACCAGGATGAAATGAATTTACATCACAATTAGGTTCACCAAGTCCCGCCACATTCCAATGTATGTCAATATTATATATCAAATTATAAAATATAGTATTCATTATTGATTGGTGTCCACCCATATATAAATTTTTAGATTTTTTTTGTTCTTTCATAAGATTTATACACTTTTCTGTATATTGATTATCTCTCCACCATTGTAAATTAGTTACATATACTCCACCATTAAACATTTTATCATTTTTATTTATATTATTCTTATCTAAAAAATCTTCATTAAATTGTTGACCTTCAAATGTTAAACTTTCATAAAAAATGCCACCAATATTATAATTATAAGGTAAAATATTATATAAATCTTTTAAATCACTCTGTACAATTGTATCACTATCTAAAGAAATAATTCTATCTACATCTGGTAATAATTGAGGAAGATAAAATCGAATAAAATTATATATATTATTTGGTTTCATTGATGCACCAAATTCTTCCACATCCCTAAAATGTATATCATTTGATAATTCTTCTAAATCAATACTATTGGGGTTTATAATATTTACTACATCAGTTGAATCACACCATTGATTAATACCTTGTCTATATTCATCCACATATTCTGTTACTATATTTATTCGTATATCACTCTTCGAATTTACTAATATTGAATTTATTAAAGCACAACTACCTTCTATAACATTTAAATCTCCACATATGGCAACTTGAATCATTTCAATTAAAATGCCTTTTAACTTTCTCTAAAGCCTCTATGTCTGGTTGGAAATTAATTAATGAACCAAAATACGTATCCCACTCTGGTATAAAATCACTCGTTTCATTAAATACATTTCCGGCTTGACTTGTAGGAGTAAATTCTCCAAAATAAAGAACATTATTTATATTGTACAAATCCACTCGTATATATGGAACTTCTTCAAAAAGTCCTACTAGCTTATAAACTGTATCTACCATTTCCTTAAAATTTTCTGGTTTTTTTCCAGAACTATGATTAACATCTGTATAACAATTAGGATAAATGTTAGGATTAAAAAGTATTTTCCATCGTTGAGTATCATCTAATTCACATAACCACACATGGTCGCTTATATAATTCCAATTCATATTATATGAATTATGAATATAAACATCATCATACTGACAAGTCCAAATTGATTCTGGTTTTCCTTGTATTACATGAAATTGATAATCTACTACATTACCTAAATATTCCTCAAATATTATACCCTTTTCTATAAAATTATAATGTTTTTCCCATATATAAGGTAAATCCCATTTATTAGGCCCTATATATCCATGATTATAATTCAACGTAGATTCACAAAATTTCCTAATTTCATATTTATCCATTTCATTTTTATTATCTACTATAAGTTGATCACCACTTCCGTGTGTTCCCTTCACTATAAATTTATCTGGAAATATATCAAAATTGATCTCATCAAATTGTTTAATATTAGTTATATGATGATAAAGTTCTGCAACATTTATAATATCCTTTACGGCATTCTTTACTAAATATTTATTCACATATAAATTATAATTGAAATTAGAATATGGATTTTGACAATAATATTTAATTATATTATAAAAACTATAACCGTGATCATATCTTTTTTTTAATTTCATTCTATAATACCTAAATGTTTTAATACCGAATTAGGTTGTTTGTACGCAAATTCATTAACTGAAACTACTCTCTCATCAAAAGATTTAGATTCCAAATCAAAAGAATAATATTTCCAATCAGTTATTGGTAATTCACCATAAATGTAAGTAAATTCAAGAACTTTATTATCTAAAATATCAAATTTTAAATTTGGAGTATTCAACTCTCTTTTTATGTCCATTATAGATTCAAGTACTTTTGAATCGAATTCATCAGTAACCAATGATAAATTTAGTATTTGCTTTCCTGTCTTTTCTTGTACATCCCTTTCTGCCCAATGTTCACCACCATAATTAAACGGAAAATGAATTGGATAATCCCATTCTTTTAATAACTTCTGTTTGATACCATATACTTCATCATTTGTTATTACCATTTTATATTCATATTCAACATCTATATATTCTTGAATTTGACAGGGAAAGAAATTCCCACTATTATAACAATGTGAAATATATTCTTCTATACTATCTAAATGTTCTTTTTTCCATACATAAAAAGTACTATCTGAACCAGCACCATAGGTAGATTTAATAACCGTTCCAAGAGTAACATTTTTTAACAATTCATCTAAATCATTACAAGTAACACTTGGAACATGAATCCCATACTTCTCTAAAAGTTCATATTGTCTAACCTTATCATCATAGTAATAATATGCCTTTTTATTTGGCCACATATTTTCACCATAATAATCATATAATTTGTCAAAATATTTAGAATGTAATTCTACATCTTGAAGGGCCTGAGCAAATCTACCTATAAAATAATCACCTTCTAAATCATTTTCATAATCATCATAATATGTAAATTTATATGGAAAATTATTAGATTTTAATATTTTTTCAAATTTTAAATGATAAAAATCTAATAATTTTTTGTTTAATGTTAGAGTATTTTCTGAAAGTCCATAACATCCATTATCTTCATGAAGTATAACCATTATTTAATCATGTAATAAAATTCCATTTACAAAATAATATCCATTAGATGATTTAGGATGTCGAACAGGTGTATTATCTGTCCTTCCAACCTCTATTTCAATAACCTTTTCTTTACTAACAGTTAATTCTTCTGGATCAATACAAAGTAATTCATCTCCAGCCTGTAATGTACCGATATTATCCTCAATAAATTCTCCATCTCTCCAGTATGGAATAATATGATAAACTGTTAATTCTATCTTTCTATCTTCAAGGATTAATTTAAACTTGTGGGCATCATCAGATACCAATTCATCTACTTCACCAACAAGTTTAGCCTCTACAATAATTTCTCGATTTAAATCATAAGATAGAATTACATCATCTACCTTACTATCTGTAATATCAGATTTTTCATACCACGACATTATAACCTCATTTTTTTATTTTTTCTTTTTGGACTTATTCCATTGAACAACATTTTTAGCTTTCATTGTAGGAATTTCTACTCCTTTTTTTCTTTTGAGTAAAAAATTCTCATTTTCGAGTCCTGTAACTACAGAAGCCGCTGCCATCTTAAAAATTCTATTCGATTTCCAATTTACTTTTTTCATAATAAATCTCCGTTTTTATCTACTTATAAATATCTATCAATTAATTTTTTTAATTCTTTTTGATTCCACAAACTCCTATACAAATGAAGTCCATATGAATCGGGTTTATATTCAAGTACATCTTTATATAATTCCCAATCTACTGGACAAAAATGTTCTTTTGGTAAAACATATTCCTTTAGATTATACAATGTAATCAATTTTGTAAATAAATTTGGTCCTAAATCTCCATGTGCTATTGTTTTATTTTTCTTTGCTATTATCCAATCTGTCCAATCATTAAAAAAAGATTCTCCCATCTCTTTAGTATATAAAATACAAGTTGCTACATGATATGGATGTGTACTATCTCCCTGTTCACTAAATACAAATCGTTTATTAAAATCATATGGTTTTAAACATAACACATCTAAATCAGTATATAAACCACCCCGTTGATATAGTAATTGTGCTCTAAATAAATTTGAAAATGCAACAGCAGTTCCTTTTGAAACTCCCTCATCATAAGTAAAATATTCATGAAGGGAAACTATATGATTTGCATTCTCTACAACTACACCTTTAGGAACTTCCACATCATCATACAACCAAAGATGAAACTCGTATCCATTCTTTATCCAAGAATTAATACATAATTTTTCAAGTTCACCTAACTCTGAACCATACCAAAATCCGTTTACAATTTTTTCCATATCCAAATCGGTTCTCCAAATAGACCTTCTTTCTCTGGTAATATATATTCAGGTTTCCTATTAGTTTCTTCAGTTACTTTAGCAGTTCCAACACCAATACAATTCGGTCTTTTTGCCATTTCATAACCAATACAACCTTGATATTCACTATCTTTAAGTGTATCTAAAAAATCATTCATAGGATCACAGATGGGTAGCCATCCTTTTGACTTTTTACCTTTACTCGAAGCGTTTACATCACTTATATTTACCAACAAATATCCACCTGGCTTAATTGTTTCCCATACATTACCTAACGCTTTCTGTAAAAATAATTCATTCCAATCATCTATATCTTTATACCTCACCCAACTTTGAGTATCGTCATAACTATATCTCTCCACATTAAAATATGGTGGTGATGTAAATACTAAATCAAAGTAACTTTCATATATACTCAAATCTACATCTTCGGCTGGTTCACAAATAAAATCTGATTTTTTTTCATGTTCAAAAAATCCTAAATGTTTATTGTAAAACTCTGCCTGTTCCTTATAAATAGAATGATTCTCTTTTCGTGGGTCTATTCCCAAATAATACTCTCCCGTTTCTGATGCGTAGAACCCAGCCAATCTATCACCCCATCCTGCACTGAAATCAAGAATGGTTTTTGCCTTAAACATATCATAAATTGATTTTGCTACATTAGGTTTGAATTGAGAACAGATATACTTACGAAGTCCAATACACGACCTTAATGTTCCCCTATCTACCTTCTCAACATTAAGTGTGAATAATGAACCTAACAAAGTATACATAAACTTTGGATTCCCCCAAGTCCTAACTGGACCTGGAGAAATAGTTCCATCTACCGACCATCTATTATACTGTTGGAAATAATTACTGGCGTCATTTCCTCTGTTTATTCTTCGTATGATTTTCTTACTTAACGGCCACTTATACTCTGACCTTGCATACCATTCTGTTTCTACTAAATAATCTGGCCATTGAATACCCTTTAACTTCATAAAATCTTTGTATGCATCCCTTTTGGTCAACTCTTGAGTAGGTAACTCATAATCTTTCAAAATCTCTACGAGAGTTTCCTGAATGTCTGGTCTATCAAATGTTTCCTTTATATAAGCCCACTCCTTTTTACCTATTTTAAGGTAGGGCTCCATATCTCTAAATTTGTTAAAATAATCTAAATACATCTTAAAAAAACTCGTGTTTAAT